CAAGGTCGCTACGCGAGAATTGCTATTGCCCAACTCTACTACGGCATCAGTATTATTTACGGTGACTGCGGTCGAAAACGAAAGATTCGTCGTCGCCAGCGCGCTAAACCACCCGCCTGCGGTCACGCCATCAGCAACCGAAAAACGCATATAGGTCATATCCGCGCACACTTCGCCGGTCGAACCAACAAAGGCATTCAACTGCACGAAAGTCGTTCGTCTGCGCTGATGTTGAACACCGGAGATTTCAGCCATGATTCTCTCTCATGTCGAATAGGCAATGTAGCCGGTTGAGCCGTTCGTTATCAGACCTCTACCCGTTCCGCCCGCTGAAAAAGAGATGCTCGTGGAAGCGTTAATGGTATCAGTTGAGGATGCGGCAGCAATGACGATTGTGCCAGCAACCGTAGTGCCATTCTGAATGCGAAGCTCCTGACCAATCGGATATGCATTTGCGGCTGGCAAAGTAACAGTGTGCGTAATGGCGGTCATCGTGGTGAAAACAATAACCACGTCAGTGACAAGTGCCGTGTAAGTAGCGGCGTCTTGGAGAGTTTTAAGCTGCGCCCGCCCGACAGGGAATCCGCCAGCCGTATCTCCGTCGCCAACCACCTCGCGGTAGCTCGTCATATCGGCAACGACCTCACCCTGCGCTGGCGTGAACGCGGCGACCTGGGCGGCAGTGCCGCGCCTCGCCTGGAAAATAAACGGAACCTTGTTGGTCGTCATTTTATGGATAATCCTGTGACTGATTAGTGCTCGTCATTCCGCCGAAGCAGTTATAATTATTGTTCTCGCCAGAAATGTCCGAGCCTAAAAGCAAATTACCAGTCGAGTTTGTAAGCGCATTGAAGAAGGTCAACTGAGCATCAATTTGACCAATAAATCCCTGACCTGAAGAACCTGTAAATTGGACTGGGAATCCGGGCGTGCCACTCATAAACATGGTCGAAGTCAACTGCGCGGTGCCTATTACGCTTGAACCAACGATAGATTTATAATCGTCGATGTAATAGTACACCGCTATCTGACCAGAAAAATAATTGAAGGTCGAGGCGATGCCGGGGCCACCCAACGTTATTGCACCGGACAGTCCCCCAAGGGTTGATCTGCTGCCGCCAGTTGACCAGTCAAGAGCAACGCCAGTAAGCGTTGACGGCATTATAGACGCGGAATTGCTCAACGTGACGCCATCTTGAATCAGTCTGATCTTATCGGAAGAAGTCGGATTGAACGTGCTTGTATTCATCGTCCACAAGACTTGATGCCAAGAGGACGTATCAGCAATCGCAATCGTGCTGGTGATGTGCGCTATCGTCGTGCCGCCAACCATCCATTGAAAATGCAGAAAATTGGACGCATCGAATCTAATGACAACATAGGTGGCCGTGCTGACATAACTTCCCCACAACATCTCACTATCGCCGAGCGCGGATCGCTTGAACCAGAGTGATGCCCCTTCGTGAAGAACGCCTTGTTGAGCACTGACGCCGCCACTAGTCGGCACCGTAAAGCTTAAATATTGACTGCTGGCCTGCACGAACGACAGGCTAAATGATGACACAAGTTGTTGCATATCCACGGCTTGCGGGAAGTAGTAGGCGGTCGCCCCGGAGACTGTCGCCACGATGAACCCATAATCCTCAAACACGTTTGCGATTGTTGTTACGCTGCCGAGGTCTTGATAGACGCCGACGTTGATCGCTTGCGCTAGCGGGTGAACCATGCCTAGCCCACCGGGGATGAATTGATAAGCTGTCGCGGTACTCAAATCTTGAAGACCGTCGCCGTAGAGATTGAAGGATTGCAGTTTCACGAAAACGGTCTGATTGATATATTGCGGAGGCAGCACATACTTGAAAATCGCGTTATCTAATCTCGTAAAGTTCGCGCCAGTTAAATGTCCGTTTGGCAACGTGCCGTACAGCCCGCGATAGAGCACCGTCAGATTGTACATATTCGCGGCGGTAAGCGTGGCCGTTTGAAACGATAACAATTCGCTATCGACCAAACAAAGAGTATGACCTAGCGCGGCGTCAAGCGCCGAGCCGCTCTGAAGCGTTCCAAGACTCGTCGTAAGATCGACCGACAACGTATCTGTGTTGTCTGGATTGCTGCCGGTATAGTTTGAGCATCCCACCGTCAGCGTTCCCTGCCGCGCAGCACCGATGATTTGTCCGACCAGAGTATAATTAGTGTTGTCGAGACTCAGCCAAACGTTTGCCCCGCCCCACGTCACATCAGTGGATGAAGCGCCAATCCAAATCTGCGGCGGGCCGCCCTGCGCAAATACTGCGGAAGGCGGCTCGATAATGATTGGCGTATTAACATTGCCAGCGACAGTGGCAGGGTTTGAGTTATAGGGAACATGGGTACTGAAATTATAGAGCGGTGCCGACCCGGTTCCGGACAAGACTTCTTCCGCCGTGAAAGAGAACGTACCATCGTCGTTCTCCTGAATCCCGGTAATCCTGACAAGTTGGTTGCTCAGTCCTAGATTTGTGTCTGTCAGGGACACAATATCCATAGGGTCGAGCAGGACGTATCGCGCATCCAAATCGAATTGATAGGTGTTGGAAACCCTCTGACGTCGAAGTTGAAGTCGAGTTGAAAGATTTGCTGCTGTTCCGTCACAGAACAAGTGAAACTGTTGTGATCCATTGGTGCGCGTCCCGTAGAGGTCAATCAGGGCTTGGTCGTTGGCGTAGGCAATGGCAGGCGCGTAATTCGCAGCGCGGTTAAGATACTCGACCTTAATGCTATTGATCTTGTCGCTAGGCCGTTTGCGAATCATCACCACCGGCCCCGACGCCCCGCCGAGACTTCCCGCCGATTGCGGGCTTGGCAAAAAATCATTATCACCGAGCGCGTATATCGGCGTCAGACTTGGCGTAAAAGTCTTGCCGTTCCCCGATATAGTCGTGTCGCCATAGGACACCATTGTCAGTACGCCGCTCGACCAGACCGGCGCGCTGTTAGTTGCCATAGCTAATTCCGTGATGATGTCGGCCCCGGTGCGCTGCGTATCGTAGGCGGGCGACACTAGAAGCCCGGTAGCAAAGCAATAATTCTGCCATGCCGACAGGTCGCCAATACGCGCAGACGGGAAGCCAAGACCGTAATGAGTATTTGTTAGAATGTCTGTCAGGATTTGGGACGGATCAGCATCGAAGACGGCGGTGCTACCGACCGAAGTGCTGAGGATTCCTTTGACCTCGAATTGAAGGTTGGGGATCGACGTGTTGTTGCCAAGATTAAAGCTTGCATCAGCCACGTAGGCAATTCCGTTGTAGCCAAGCGGGGCGGCGGTGCCGCTAATAGTGCTACCGGACGCGTCTTTGTATTTCCACGAAACGCTCGTGCCCCACGCCGACTGCGGATAGGTGCCGGTAAATAGCGTGAAGCCTTCCTGCGCGAGCGTCTTTAGTTTTTTATCTTTCCAAACCGTGCCGATACCGTTGATCGGTCCTTCGCCGAGCGCAAAAGCAAACGCCGCGCTGTAATTGTACGACTGACTTCCAGCGTTCGATGGCGAGAACAATCCGCCCTTGCCGCTGCCTTGCCCTTGATTAACTAGAGCCGCATTAAAATTACCGTAGAGAAGCATGTTTCCCGACACGCGCGTGGTGCCGTAGATAATGGCGACGGGCTTGCCGTAGACGCTGGTTTGCAGCGTTATGCCAGCCGCCCGCGTCGGAACCTTGTTGTTTGATTTGAACAGCCAGCCCATCACCGTCCCCAGAACGAAAACAGCTTCATTGGCCTTGGCGTGTTCTCATCGAATTTGAGCCACATGGTCTTCTCAACATCATCCGTCGCAACCTTGCGATTCATGACGGCATGAACAACCTGCGGCCACTCTACCACTATGGCGGCGTGAGAGTAGGTTCTGCCAATCTTCCAGATAGCGATGTCGCCGGTTATGGCGGGCGACTCTATCTCCCTGCAGTGCTGATTTAGAATCTCTAGGTAAAGCTCCTCGCTGCGGTGGAGCATCCATTGCGGCGAATATTCCGGTAGCTTGATTTCATCAATTAGCCCCGCCTCATGCCCTGCAACTACGAGCAGCGTTGCGCAATCGACGCCTACGCCTTTGATACGGCCAGCATGATGATAGGGCGTGCCGAGGAAGGACAGCGCCGCCCCCACAAATCGACCGCGTTCATAAGACTCCTGCGCGCTGGTCATATCGCCTGCCCCGGATCGGGGATATACGGCATGCCACGAAAGTTGGCGATGTTGCTGAACTTGGAGCATCCACCGCTCCCCGTCGAAAGATCGCAGCCGGGATTGACAGTAATCTGGTCGCTCGCAACCGGCGCGTAAGGAGTCGGAGCTACTAGCGTCAACGTGTTCGTTCCCAGATTCCATGAACTAATCGCAAACATCAGCCCATTGTTTTGACCGCTGGTAAATAAAAGCTTGCCGTTGTCGAAGTAGCCCGACGCCTGCGCTAGCGTGCTGGTGACGATGAAGGTATTGCTCGACCCGGCCGCAACCGTGGCGGTGGATTGGAAATTGGAACTGATGAGAGTGCAACTGGCGTCATAGAGGTTGTTCTGACAGTTGGCCGCATAGAGCCAGCGCGGCATCTGCTGATTGAGTAATTCCCTATAATCGTTGATCGAGAATGTAATAATGGCGCGGTCAGCGTTTACCTCAGCCACGCGACCCTTAAACAGCATCGGTGCGCACCCGCTCTGCACCACATAGGCGGCGGTCGAATAGGCGCGATCAAGCTCAAAGTCTGCGCCGTCAAACAGACCAAGCCGAACTGCATTCCACCAACTAAAAGTGCTGACGAGTGCGCTACCCGGCAATACGTCAATGACCAGCGTGTCGGTGCCAACGCCGAGATTCCAAACTACTTTTGCCCGGTTGTCCTTGCGGTCGAAATAAGGGCCGGTCAAACCGCCAGCCGAGAACGTGCTTCCGCCGAAAACGATGTTTTGTTGTCCGGAACAAAAGCGCAGCGTGCTGCCGTTTTGCAGCGTGAAGGTAATCAGATCGGCGTTGAAGAACTGCCGCCCTGCCAGAATGGCGTTAAGTGTCGCATTGGTGGGCTTCATTAGATCACCGATGTGAACGACATCTTCTTGATTTCATACCAGCCGAAGCCGAAGCGGTCTAATTGCAGGTCGTCACTGTCCCAACGGACAGGCCAATAATAGGAGAACGTAGTGACCAATGACGCGCTGCTTCCTGGGCTGAATGTGCTTGGCAAAATAGTTCCTGGCGCGCTCGACCCCCAATAGTTGACCGTGACGCCGATAGTGCTAGCAGAACTTTGTCCGCTGCTGTTTACGGCGAACACCAGAAGCGCGGCGGTCGAGGGCGCGTATATAGGATCGTATGTCGTGGAATTACCGACCGCCCGCTGCAACTGAAAGACAGATGGCGCTGACGAAACAAACGAAAGCGTGCTTAACGCCGTGACGTTATCTTCAGGGTCGAGCCATTGGAAGGTGTCGAAGCTGCCGCCGACTGTATTGAACAGAGCAGCAAAGTTGCTGAACTCCAATGATGTGCTCACGCTCGCACGTAGGAAGTTGAACTTCATGTCCCACGTATAGCGCGCGATGGTGCGAAGACTTACGCGAGTCTCCTTGCCAGATACGTTCTCCTGCGTCCTCGTTAGAAACGTCGCCTTGCGATTGATGGCGATGTCTATTCCAATGAAGGTAGTGCTGGTCAGCACTTGTGTAGACATCAGACCGACCCCACCAAGCGCGAGACATTGGACGGGTTGTTACGAGCAAGCAGATTAAGCATTTGCTGCATGAAAGCGCGATTGTTGAAGAACATATTAGCGACCGATCTGCCGTCCATCGCGCTAACGTTTAGAGACAGGCTTTGATTTCCGAAGTTGGTTGTGTTCTGTGCCGCTGGTACGACGCGCTCGCCCTGGTGCAGCATCGCGAGCATGTCTTGAGGCACGTAATCGGTGCCAACCGCAAACTTGGGGACGTTTACTAATTGCGCTTCAACAGCCGCTTGTGCTGCTGCCGCAGGACCGGCTGCCGCAGGACCGAGTTCGGGGGCCATATTGGCAAACACGCCGCCGAAGACCAGTGCGGCGTCCGCGTTCAATCTCGACACAAACGACGCCGCCGCTGCCGCCGCCATCCCCTTTCCAGCCGTTGCCATGAAAACCATATTAACGGCCCACTCGACTCCGAGCTTGACGATTTCTGAAATCATACTCTCGATCAGACTCACCGCGATATTCTTCATCGCTTGCGCCCAAGTAGTCGTCCCCGACAATAGGCCGTGAAGCTGAGAGTTGAACGCGCCAGCGATGGTGTCCGCCGCCTGCGTCCATATTTTCTGTTCGGCCTCTAGCTCTCTGGTAACAAGCTTTGTTCTATCCTCAGTCGCCTTGGCTTTTATCAACGTGATTTGATCTTCATATTTTTTATACTCAAGCGGGTTTGACTTGTTGGCATCACGCGCCTTTGCCAACGCCGCCACTTCCATGTCCTCGCGTTTTTGTAATTCGGTCAGTAGTATGTCGGTCTTCTGTTTCTCTGACATGCCGAACAAAGTGGCTGCACTGTTTATTAGAGTTTCTTCTGTTTTGTAGGCTGCCTGTATTCGTTTGACCCAATTTTCCGCTTCCGCGCCTATCAGCTTTCCAGACTGATCGCCAAGACCGAGATTGAGCGGCTTAACTGTTATTGTCTGAAGCTTGACGGCTGCCTGATACAGATCGTCGGCCTGCTTCATGATCGCATTTAATTTGTCCGACGCCGCTTCCTCAGTCATACCCTTAAGCAAAACCTGAATCGAATACTGAAGCGCTCTTACTGCGTACTCACCAAGCAGACCAGCACTCGCGAGCTTGGCGATTGCGCCAGCCGACTTACCTATCGCCTCGACAAGTTCGCCAAACGGAGTCGCTATCAAATCCAAAAGGGCAGCGCCCATATTAGTGATCGCCGCCTTCGCCATCGTCATCTTCTGCTCTAGTTCGGCCAGCGACTTAACGATCTTGTCTTCTATGACCGTGCCGGTGTTGATCATGCTTTGACGCCATTCGTCCATACCTTCCCGGCCGCGCTGCAACTGAGGCATCAAGCCAGCCGCGCCGCGCCCCGCAATCAATAGAACAGCATTGAGCGGATTTAACCCCTGATCTGTTAGCCGTTTGACAGCGTCGGCAAGCTTATTCATTTGCTCGTCCGGGGCGGAACTGACGAACTGCTGAACATCTATGTTCATCGCCCGCAACGCCTTGCCCTGCGCCGAAGTAGCAAGCTCGCCGCGTTGCGCGGATAATTGCATGCGCTCTAGAGAAGTCGTCATCTGCTCTGCGCTGCCGCCAGTCAGCCGAGCCATCAATCCAAGTTCTTGAAATGATGCGGTCGAGATGCCGAGAATTGCCGATGAGCGTTCGATCTGTTCGGCAAGCTCGCCCATCTTATCAATGAACAGAGCAAGGCCGCCCGCAGCGACGACTTCGGTAATCGCAGATTTGAACGACGCGAAACTTTGCTGCGCCTTCGCTATCGAGCTATTAAGCTGATCTAGCGCAACACCTACGGTAATTTGGACATCATCAGCCATTTACGATCCCATCGGTCCCACGCCAGGAACGCGCCCGCCCGTCGCCTGCACCAGCGCGGCGAACTGCCCCGCCGTCATGTAGCTAGGCTTATCAGACTTTGTTTCTAATTCTGGAAGCTTGACACCGAGCGCGGCGGCGCAAAGTCCGACTAGCGCCCGAAGCGAGGGGTGAGTTTTAGCATAATGAAATATACGGCGGACATCATGTAGGGTCATGTTGTCGATTTCTTCGAGCGAGCACCCTGCATCGAATTTTAGCCAGCCGTAAAGATCACTCCAATAGTCCTCGTCTAACTTCCGGCCGGTGCCGCCGTCTGAGGGCTTGTTTGCTCAATGCCGGAAAGCTGAAGTATTGTTGCGGTCGCCTCGTTCAGTTCATTTATCGTCGGTTCGATTTCATCTATGTTGGGACACTTTGGATCGGATCGTTGCATGGCGAGGCCGATGATTTTCATGCCGCTAACGATTGGCACCGTTCCGTTGCCGAGCATTTGTCCAACCTCCTGAAGCTCGCGCATATTGAAGGCATGAACTAGATACGGGACTCCTTCCAGCGTAATTGTTGCTGTTCGCTTCGCCATTTCTCCTCCTCTTAAAAGACGCCCGCTTACGAAATGCTTGGCAGGACGATGGTGTAAACCTGTCCTACGTTGTTCGCGAAGATGTCGAAGTCAAATTCCGGCAACATGAAGTCCTCTAACTTGAAGGCCATCATGTGCTTGGCCGCGACGGCGGAGTAGACGCGCACCCCAAACGGTTGTGCTGTCGGTTGGCTCAGCGCCGTGTAGTAGTCCAACTGGAATGTCGGCGTGAAGCCTATTGGCTGGTTAGTGACCGTCAGAGAGGTCTGGTTCAATGTGGACGAGGTAGTCGAGCCAGATTGCGTGTAGGTGATTTTGACTGGAACCGGAATGGCTGCGACGGTCGTTTCGGTAAACGAAAAATTGTAAAGACCGGGCGTCGTGCTGCCGATGCTATATTTGCCCAAGCCTTCGCTGCCGGTCGATACGCGCTGTAGCGGAAGTCCAGCGAAGCTCGATCCGCCTACCGAGCTTGCATACGTCACGCCGAGGTCAGCATCGAAGGTCAAGGACGAACCGACCTGAAACTGCGTCGATGTCGTTGACAGGCTGAACGTCGAAGCGATGTTCCAGCTATACACGCCAATCCCGGCCGAAAAACTCGCGGTGCTAAAAGTGTTGCCGTAGAACGCGGCATTCATCGCGATTCCAGACACAACGGCTGATTTGAATTTACCCGCCGCTTTAATCGTCCCGCGCGCGGCAACCAGCGGATATTGGTTCTGCCCAAAAAGCTGTTTGGTGTTGCCGGTGAAGTCGAGACTGAATTCGTTGACGAAGCCAACGTTGATCGCGGGGCCGAGGATGTCTGTGCGCGTCAGGACTAAAAGGCCGGGACCGAAAATTGCCGGGGCGACTGCCATGATGGCGACCTCTCCTTGAGGGGTTCTAGGGTATCTTTATCTCGACGGGCAGAGTCGCCATCCCTTGCCCTTCTTCGTCTATATCGGGTGAAACAAGGATACCCTCGCCCGATAACCGGCAATATGCCACTAATCCACCTAGGGTCAAAGTACCAGTTTCCGGGTTGTCAGGTATCTCCATTGCCGCCTCGACCGCCTGGATGAGCGGGTGCAGGATGCTCGCTTGGCTAGTGACAGTGTTCTGGACCGCCAAACCACCCGTAAACCCGCCAGGAAGGCCACCGGCTACGGGAGTCCTAGCGTATAGGCAGATAGTGCGATGCATGATGCGAACCGCTGGCACGGCTCTGTGGCCGCGCTCGTAATGGATAGTGCCGCTGCCGCTCAAGAACACTCCATCGAACAAAAACAGCGCGGGCTGCCGAATCACTGGCGCGCCGCCTACCGTCTTCGAGAGTTCCGGCCATAAGACGATTCCGCGCCGATAAGACAGGAACGTATTGCTGGCGATCTGGGCCTGAAGGTAGGCGAGCAGAGCGTCCATGACCTGTTCGTAGGTGGTCGCCATTAGGCGTTCCGCGCTCCCGCTCTAGCGGCTTCCGCGACCTTCTGAACGACCTCATTTCGCATTTCCGCGAATGATCGCGACATAAATTGATAAGCCTTCGTGCCGGGATGATGCACGCTGCGGAAAAACACGTTAGCGCCCACCTTGTCCCAATAGAAGGCAAGTATTGGATTTCCGGCAATCTCGTGCGCCTTCGTTCCATATTCCAGATAGGTTGGCAGTAAGCCGTTGGCGCTTGGCGAGGTCAGTTGGACCCGGCCATAAATCTCTTTCGTGTTCTCGACCATCTGCTCCGCAACAGCCAAGGTCTTATGCGATTTGAGTTCGCTAGAGATTTTGGAGTTGACAAGCGCGGCTAGTCTTCTGGTCAGGCCGGGAATGACGTTGCGTAGATTATTGCGCACTTCGACCGGCACGCGACCGAGCTTCAAGCGTGCGCCGGTATCATCAACCTTGATAGTGACTTCGCCAGCCATTACGGCACCGGCCCGGTCACGCCGCCGAAGTTCTGCGGCTCGCCGAGATTGGCATTGGTCTGCAAGCCAACCGGGGATTCCGGTAGCAGATTATCGTGCATGGCAATGACGAACTGCGGCGGAACGCGGTCGCTGTCTGTGACCTGTGCCGTTTTGTCTGTGATGCTAACACCGCCGACATAGGCCGTTACGCCGCCGCGCGCGAAGCCCCGTTGCTCAAGGT